GATGATCGTGTCGAGCTTGGCTTCGAGCTTGGAAATTGCGCTGAGTTCAGCGGCCATTTCTTCCTTCATAGGCTCGGCTGCCATCTCTTCGGGTGGCATTTCCATTTTGTTCTTGTAATCGCCGAAGGCGGTTTCAAGAGCGGCGAGACGAGAAACGATGTCAGCGATGCTGATCTCGTCCTCCTTGGGTTCGATTTCGATTTGTGCGTCTTCCATTTGTTTGAAAAAACTGTCAACTTGCTTGGCCGTGAATGAGAACAAGCCGGTCGCGTTTGCGGCTGGTGTTTGCACGAGGTCTGCGCTGTAGAGTTCGGTACAGCTTGCGAAGGCGAGCCCCTCCACTTCGCGGATCGGCCCTGTAAAAGCGATGCTGATGCCGAACGTGTCTGGGAGTTTGCTTGAAATCTCCATCACGTAGTCACGCATTGGCGATGTTTCGAGGAGGTTGAGATCGCCCAAGAGTTGTTTGCCGACGATGCGGAAATTGTTTACGAATCCGACGATGTCTTTTATGCCTGCACCGTGATCGAGGTTGACCTTCACTCCGCCCTTGTAGGACTCCGCGCACTCTTTGACTTCCATCAAAGTTTGCTCGTCAACGTATAGCCCGTGGCCTTTTGCTTCGCCTATTGAAATTATTGATACGCCTTCGATGACATCCATGCGAAGGCGCGGATGTCAATTAGTCGTCCATCAATCCCATCGCCGCTTGTGCCATTAGATAAACTTCTAACTCGTTCTCTTCCTCGCCTCCGATGACATCAAACGACATGGAGAATCTGATCTCCGGTCGATTTGCGCTGGCGTGAGTCCGAGCACCTAGAACCGTCGTGCTTGTGCTGGCGCAAAGCTCTGCATCGCCAGCATTGGTGAAGCAGGATGAGCCTACGATTTCAATGCGCGAACCGGCGCACGCTTCGACGTTCGCGACCGAGAAAACAAGACGGACTCCGCGAACGGTGGCCGTGACCTTGCGCTCTTCGCGTCCTCTTCCTCCGCCCCCTGGCAGATCAATTGGATTGATCGGAACAGGTGGAACGACCGAAATAAACAATAAACCCTGAACGCCGATGGATAGCGGCGTCGGGCTTGGCATTAAGCCCTGCGTAGCGATGAGCAGGGAAGCGAGCATCCGCTTAGACCCTCGTTACTACGGTGTTTGTTGTTCCGTCTCCGGTGATCGCTTGAGTGATCGCTCCCGATGTCCTGCTTGTAGGCGTGACCGTGAGCGCATTTGCGATGTCTAGTCCGTGGATTGCATGAACCTCGGACGCCTTTGTTGAAATCGTGGAAAGTTGCGTATCGAGATTTGCACTCGCCAACCCCATCGCGGCGCGCACATCAGCGGCGGTGAGTGTTGCTGTGCCTGTGGTGGCATCGACGGGCACGCCGAATGCGACCGATGCGGCGGCTGGCACTTCGCAAGTCCCGGTGTCGTTTCCGTTATTGTATACGACGCCAGATCGCACATCCGTGTCGGCTGGCGATAGCCCAGCGGTGTTGTTCGGATCGGATAATGTTTTCGTGCCGGTTGGGTAGTTTACGAAGACTGCAACGTTCGATAGCTGAGATGTTAAATAAATGGGGCCGCTTGTTGGCGACTGACCGAGAGAACCGTATTCGATTTGCTCAACTTTTGTGATGCTGGCCTGCGCCGAGCTTACGCCTACGACAGATGACAATCCCACCGATCCAATTCCAAATCCGTTTCCTTTTGCGCGAGTGGCATTCAGAGTTCCACTTGATGGATTGTTTGCGCCAGCCCCAACTGTCCCGCCAATAGCTGTTCCTGTGATATTTAATTGACCTGTGCTTGCGTTGTTTGCCCCGAATGATGTTGAAATGACACCACCAGTAGCATTGCCCGTGATATTCAGCGTTCCGGTGCTGCTATTATTTGCGCCGTTTCCACTTGCTCCACTCCCGCCTGTCACATTTCCGATGATGTTTAGCGTGCCGGTGCTGTTATTATTTGCGCCATGCACAGATGCTGTGCTGCTCGCAGAGACATTTCCGGTGATAGTGATCGTGCCGGTGCTTGCATTCTGGGCTCCGTTTGCGCCACTTCCAGCGGTAACATTGCCAGTTATGGTGATGCTGCCGGTGCCGGAATTAGTTGCGCCGTTTGAAGCGCTCGCGCTACCACTGGTTACATTGCCGGTTATAGTGAGCGTTCCCGAAGATGTGTTATTTGCCGCGATGGCGGAAGCCACCGTCCCGCCCGTGCAATTTCCAACAACCGAACCAACCGCTGGGGAGACTGCTGTAAATTGCAGGCAGTTGCGCGAGGTTGTGGTGGATTTGTTGGTGACATTGGCGGTGAGCGTGACGCCGCTATTTAGTGTGTAAATACCTGTTCCGGCATTGCTGATGAGATCGCAAGTTACATTGTCCGTAATCGTGATCGTGTGACCTGTCGCTGCCTGCGCTTCGTCGCCAACTGTAGGCACAATGCCACCGACCCAAGTTGCGCCAGCGTTAAAATTGCCTGTTGCCGCTGAAAGAATGAGTGCCATTTTTTACAGCCCCTTCGCGTAGATAAATTCTTGAATGCTTGCGGAAATTTGAGCAACGGCGGTCTTCGTCGGTTGGTCAACATTCTCGACGCTACCGAGTGCCATCGAGCGAGCGTAGTCGTTTGCAAGAATAACTTCTCCATTCGCGATCCGCGTAGGAATTAAGCGCATCGCAACATTCGCATCTTCGCTTGCGTCTGGATTTACAACAGACGTGATCGCAAGATTGATCGTATAAATGTCGTAGGTTTCTCCGTCGATGATGATGGGATTTGTTGGTTTCATATTTAAGCTAGTAAAATTAATGCGCTGGTTTCAGTTGGCTTGGGAAATTTCAGTTCAAACGTGCTGTTGTAAACGTGCTTTTCGGATCCGATGCTCAAGACAATCAAAGCGGCGTTGCCTTTGCTGGCGTTGTAGATCATCGCGCCGGCTGCCGCGAATGTTGCAGATTTTAGGACAACGTCGTCAAATGTTATAAAAGCATTCTTGCCGATGATGCCCGTGCGATGCCCCTTGAGTGCTACGCCCCCTGCGGTGTAGCCCATTCCCTTTATCTCGCCTTCGGTTGTGTAGGCTTTTGTCGTCGGCCCGATCTTTGCCGATGCGCTGTAAAGCGCGATCCGGTAGTCATCTCCAGGTTGGTGGACGCCGGTGATGAGTGCCTTTTTTGCTTCGAGGGCGATTCCGTGTGTGATCATTTATTTTTTCTCCCATTGTGCAGAGCATACGGCTACGCGCTGGCTCTCGTCTGGATATTCGCTCGACATCGTTCCGCTCACCATGCAGCGGCCAATGAAGTCGTCTTGCTCTTCGTTTCTTTCGGGCGTTGGCATTACGAGTTCGTGTTTTGTTTCAAAGCCGGTGATGCGTCCGAACGGATCGCGAACGGCAAGCGATACTTTCATCTGCTCGGGTTGCGATGCCTGCATCCCTTTGACTTTGTCAGCGGCCCAGACTTGCCCAGCGTCTCCGCCCCACAACGCCCACGCTATTCGTCCTGCGGAGGGAAATCCGTCCTCATCTGGTGTGAATCCCTGCCCCTTTTTATCGACTTCGTGGCGTGAAAAAAACGAGTGCATTCTTTTAACGGTATCGTCCGAAAGATTCTTGCCGTTGGAAATGTCGCGAGCGCGTGCAACGCCGACGGCGGTTCCGCCTCGGTTGTATTCTTCGCGCCACTTTAAGCCCTTGAGCGCCTCTTCGACCATGCCTTTGCTAGGTTTGTTCTCGTCAGCTAGATCAACTTGCTTTGGTTGCTCTGTCTGTATTGGCTCAGGCTGTGGATCTTCTTGCACGATAGGCGCTGCAATAGGCGAGGCGGCTTGAATGGGAATGATAGAGTCCGAAATGTATTCCGCAGGAATGTCCATCTCGTTTGCGAGAGATACGATCATCGCGCTTTCCTTCGCACGAGCGCGAAGGGCTTCTTCGTAGTCTTCGCCCATGTCGCTGTAAATCTGTCCGGCTGTCTTCAGTCCTGCCTTCCACAAGTTGATGTCGGCATTCGCTTCGCGTCCGTAATCAATCGAAACCTTGGCAGGCCAGCACCAGCGACCGTCGAGCAAGTATTCGGAATCTGGAATGAGTCCGCGAGCGGCGGCATCGAGAAGGATAATGTTCTTGATGCGGTCTAGGAATTTCCCTTCCAGCAACCCACGCCACCGCAAGAACGTGCGCTCTGCCATTGCAGCCTCCATGCGAGCCATAGGCCCACTCTTATCTGCATCGAATGCGAAGCCGTATGGCAACCCGACTGCCATGCAAATGTGGGCTTGAATCAAGCGAATAAATTCACCGAATGCGCCCGTAGGACGGTCGCTCTTGAACATCTCCATCTTCTCTCCCGATCCGAGATAGTTGACCGTGCCAGGGTCGAGAGACTGCAAGCGTGCAACTTGGCCTTGATCGTTTGTATTTCCCCTAGCGAAGTAGTCCCCTGCGTCAGCGGCTCCGCTCTCGGTGGTGATGACGCCGCTTTGATAGCTTGCGTATTTGATCGCTTGCACCTCGGCTTTGATCGCTTCCTGCAAATCGCGAGTTGCGTTTAACGCAGTTGCGAAAGCAGACCGCCCACGATATTCATCAAGTCTTGCCGCGTCGAATAGGTGGATAAACTCTTTTGCAACAATATCAACAGGAGAAATATACTGGTTGTTGATAGTACGCGTGAAAATTGTGTATGAAACGGGTCTTCCATAGTCGTCAACGTTTATGCCGCCAATGTATTTGTCGGTATCTGTTCTGTCGTAAGGCGATCCGATGCGGTCGGCTTCGACGCTTTGCAATTTTAGGTCTTCGCCGTCGCGAACGATAATAAATCCACAGTCGCCATCGCGAAGGATAGCCGTTACGGCAAGTTGCAAAAGCGTTGTAAAATTGTGACGGCCTAGAAAGTCACACTCGTTACACCATTTCTGCCAATACTTTTCGATCTTCGTATCAACCTCGTGATCGCCGGTGCGTGCTTGGTATGCGATACGCCCCGAAACGTAAGTTGCAAATTTAAGGAGGAGCGAACGAACTGGCGGAAAGTTGTCTGCGAGATCGCGAGCGGCGCGGATGAGCGAAAGTCTTTCGCGTGTTCCTGCCGTGTCTTCACCGCCGGACACCCCGCGCGAGATCCCGCGCTTTTCGCTCGTCAATGCTGAGTCGAATCGTCCGAAATTGCGGAGCTTCGCTTGGTTGACCATGCGATCCAGCGCGGCCTTGGGCGCAACAAGAGAAAGGGCTTTGGTGATGATGTCTTGCATTATGGGCGCTGTGTTGGGAACGTCGGCGTGAACCTTCTTATACGCGATCCGCTGGCGTTGTCAATAGCGGCTTGCAGTTCCTTCATTGTTTGCGCGACCTCGGCAAGATTAGCGCGAGTAAACGAGCGCCCTGCGATGCTATACGACGCGCCGGCAACGGCTATTGCCTTGAGGCAAGCCGTAAAGTCGCCCTGCAATTCTTGCAGAGTTGCAAGCGGCAGGCCAAAAAATGATTTGTTCATCGCCATTTAAATGCTCCTTGTGTCAAAACTAACTCTCCGCGCCTATCGGCAGAACGCCAGCGAGCATCGCGGACGCAAGCGCGATACACTCGCAATCCCAAAGGTGGTTAGGCCTGCCGCCGATGCGAACCCATCGTTGCTCGACTTGTTTGGTTTTTGAATTGGTCACGTCTTTTTTCATCTCCGACAACATTTGCTTTCTGTAGTCTTCGGACACGTCCCGCGCGACTTCCCACTTCGGCGTTGCGTCAGCCTGGCGAAGTGAAGCCAACTTGTCCTTGATGCCTTCGTTGGAGAAAAAGAAATACGCGCATTTGAGTCCGTCGCTTCCGGCCTGCGCTCCTTCGATCTTTGAGACGAAACGGCGCGTCCTTCTGCCGCCGTCGATATGATAAAATCCATCTTGCCCCGATCCGTGCGAGGCCGTCCACCCACGCCTAGCACATTGTTCGTAAACCAGCGGCGTGTCGTAGCCAGCATCAACTACGACGCATCTCGGCATGATGTCGAACTGTTGTTGAATGGCGTCGAGCGTTTCCCAAGTCAGCGGGCGCGACTCATGCAGCAACATGGACGAGCCGTCCACTCGGAAGGCGCGGACGATGCACCAGAAGTGGTCGCGCTGTTTGTCCACGCACATAAAGCGTCGGTGCTCTCCGTCGATCTTCTGGCCTTCCAGATATTCCGCCTTCGCGTAGTCGCCGGTAGTGATCTCCGGTAAGTCGCTCGTCACTTCGTCCTGCCACGTCTGCGCCTTTCGCTTTTGAATAAATTGTTTGAGCGGCTCCAGGTTGCCGCTGCTCTTGGCTTCGTTGGCTTCGATCCACTCTTTCACAATGCTGAACCACGGAATCCACCATACGGCGTAAGCCGGATACTCAAACGAGCGATGCCCTCGCACCGGATGCGGGTTGAGTGCGCGGTAACTTGCAGTATTTGCAAGGTTGCGTCTAGTCGATGCGTCATCTTTATATCGAGTTTCGCAGTGCTCGCATTTCATCCGAACGGAGTCCTGCACTTTATCCCACAGAATACCGCCCTTGTCGTCGCGCTCGGTCACATATTCGATCTGATCGAATAGATATCTCTGCCAGTTCCCACAATGGGAACAAGTCCATCCCCACACTTCTCGCGTTCCGCTGTCCCATTCGGCGTCTGCCTCGTGCCCAGCGTCCCATCCCTGCGAGACCAAGAGCGTCTTTCGGTTCCATCTGTCGTGGTGTCTGGCCTTCAACTCTTTTATCATCCCGCTTTTCCACCGCCAGACTTCATCACCGATGCAATAGCGCATCGACTTCTCTTGCAAGTTGGTCATGTTCGCTCCCCCTGCGAAGAGAACCATGTGCGGAAATAGAATCGTGGTCTTGCGTAGAGCGTGCCGGTCTTCCGGGAACAAGTCGCGAACAGGCTTGCACTCTTGAAAGATCGGCAACAGGCGCGACTCCGTCCAATCTTTGACCATGTCATCCGTCTGACCCACGAAAAGCGTTGGCCCAGGCTTTTGAGCAACGATGAAACAAGCGAGCGTTTCCATCATCGTAGTCTTGCCTCCGCCGGTCGGGGCGCGAAGAAATACTTGTGTTGTCTCGTCATCGCTTGCGGCTAACAGCGGAGCGTTGAGCCACGGCGCCACCGAAGGGTCGAAGCGCGAAGCGCGATCCGAGTTCGGAAAGCTGACGTGATCGCTTGCCCAGTCTAAAATGGTTCCGTCGAATGCTAACTTTATTCCGTCGCGGACGCCTTGTGCTAGTGCGTTCATTTCATTCCAAAAATCTGTTTGAGCGCGTCGACATTCCCCGACGCCGGTTGTTTAGAAGTCGGCTCCTCTTCTCCATCATACATGGCAACTTCCCATGTCGTTTCAAACATCTTTCGAAGACCGGCGGCGGACAGCGTTATCATTCCTTCACCGTCGAATGAAGGATTGCGCTTTGAGTAAATTTTCCAGAGTTCTTTTTTGGTCATACCTTCTCAAGTTCAGTTCGGATCTCGGCAAGGATCGCTTGCGTGCGCTCGTGCAACTTCTTTCTCAAGCTCGCTTCGTCGAGTCCGGCCAACGCGCCCGATGCGTCGTTGACGAGCGCAGCGAGTTTTGCGCTGAAGATCGCGCCGATGCGGATGCCGGCTTCGCGGACTACGGCGATCTCGACCAACTCACCTCGGTCTTGCTGAAGGCGGACGCGAATGCGTTCGCTTTCGAGCAGGGTCTTTTCAAGACGTGCTTCGTTGAGCGTAGCCGGTGCGGCTTTCCCTGATGCTTGCAAGTATTCGTCGCGCCATTTTGTTGCGTCTTCAATG